ACACCCATCATGCCGCGAGACCGGCGAACGTACCACGTAACGGCGGACCATGAAGGTCGACCCTTCACCGTCTTCAACTACATCTCCGCGCTGCGGGCGGCGCTCTATTTCCTCAAGGATCGGCAGAAGAAGAAGCCCGCCTTCCGCTGCGAAACGATCCAGGTGTTCGTCGACGAAGAACGCGACGGATCACAGAGCAAGAAGCTCGTCGCTTCCTTCACCGTCGACGCCAGCCCGGACGGCAAGCTGATCCTCCCCCCGGAAGCCATGAACCACGAGCTGGAATGATGTCCAAAAACCCCTTTGAATTCGACCCGCAGAACGCCTCCGAGTTCCATGCGCTCTGCCGCCGGTTCCATGCGTCCGCCTGCAAGGAAAAAGAGATCGAAGAGGAGATGAAGCGGCTCCAAAACCGCATCAATCAACTCGACCAGGAACTGGCGGTAGCGGAGCGGGAAACGGAGGCCGCCGAGCGTTTGGTTGCCAGCGGTGCGGGAACGACCCTGTCTTACTTCACCGTCGAGGGAACGACGTACATCGTTTCGACGAGCGGCGCGAGAGTTTTCCCGCTGGACACTTACTTCGTCCCCGCCGAGTGCGAGGAGAAGGGCGAACAGGAAGCAGGCGTCAAAGAAGCGTCGTAGTCCATCTCGTCCACCACAACCCTCTATTCACAGGAGCAACCGCATGGGTTTGGAATCCATCCTTCGCGGGAAGCGCCTTCGGCCGCCGCGGATCGTCGTTTACGGCACGGAAGGGATCGGCAAGTCGACCTTCGCGGCCGGCTCGCCGAAGCCGATCTTCATCCCCGTCGAAGAAGGCGTCGACAACCTCGACGTCGAGAGCTTCGAGAAGCCGAAGAGCTTCGGCGAAGTCCTCGACGACATCCACGACTTGCGGACCAAGCCGCACGAATACAGCACCCTGGTCATCGACACGCTGAGCGCTTTGCAGCGTCTGCTTTGGGACGATCTCTGCACGCGGTGCAAGGTCGAATCGATCGAAGACGTGGGCGGCGGCTACGGGAAGGGATACATCTTCGCGGTCAAGGATTGGCGCTACCTCCTGGATGAACTCGACCGGCTTCGCAGCGAACGGGGGATGGCCGTCATCCTCCTGGCGCATGCGAAGGTCCAGAAGTTCAACAACCCTGAAGGCCTCTCCTACGATCGCTTCGTTCCACGACTCGACGACCGGGCGAACGAAGTGATCTGCGAATGGCCGGACGCCCTTCTCTTCGCGTCGCAGAAGGTGCGGTTCAACGAAGAGGACAAGGGTTTCAACAAGAAGGCGGTGAAGGCCGTAGCGCTCGGCAAGGACGGCGGCGACCGCATCCTGAAGACGACGCGCAAGCCCGCCTACGCCGCCAAGCATCGCTACAACCTGCCCGAAGAAATCCCTCTCACCTGGGAAGCGTTCGCGGCTGGACTGCCGCAGTAGTTCCGCGGTCGGTCGACGTCGACCGGCGCATCGATCCTTGAATACGTCTGGAGTGCAGAAAATGGGTATGGAACTCGGCGGATTCGACGCCGAACAGGAAGCCGTACGGACCTCCCGCGACCCGATCCCGAACGGCGACTATCAGGTTGCCATCATCGAAGGCGAGCAGAAGTCGACGCGGTCGGGCGAAGGCGAATACCTGAAGCTCGTCTTCGAGGTACTCGAAGGCGAACACCAGGGCCGCAAGCTCTTCGTGAACCTGAACCTCCACAACAAGAACGATACGGCGGTCAAGATCGCCCGCGAAGAGCTGGCGGAGATCTGCCGGGCGCTCCGCATCACCAAGCCGAACGATTCGGACGAACTTCTGAACATCCCGCTCTTGGCGCGCGTGAAGTGTGTCAAGAACCGCGAAACGCAGGACATGGAGAACAAGATCACGAACTACGCCGATCCCGCGGTCGGCTTCAAGACGAAGGCGGTGGGGACGGCGCCCGCGGCCCGCCGGTCGGCGACCGCCTACACTCCTCCGGCCGCTCCCCAGCGGGCGGCGGCGCCTGCGACTCCGACGGCGGCGCCATGGGCGAAGAAGTAGTTTCGCTCGCCCTCCCCTGGCCGCCGAGCGTGAACACGATCTGGCGGAAGTTCCAAGGGCGGATGGTCCTGTCGCAAGCGGGTCGAGACTACCGCGACGCAGTCCGCGGCGTGGTCCTCTCGACGATCCTCTGGCCGCGAGTCCGCCTCTCGGGGCGGCTGGCGGTCGATCTGAAGCTCCACCCTCCCGACGCCCGCCGTCGCGACGTGGACAACGTGCTGAAAGCCCTCCTGGACGCCCTCACCCATGCGGGCGTCTGGTCCGACGACAGCCAAGTCAAACGCCTGTCGGTCGAGATGTGCGACGAGTTCCGAATTCAGGGCGGACGCGTGTTCGCCCGCATTTTTCCTGCGCTACGCAATTCAGGCCCCTGAATCCCATGACCACGAAAACCAAACGAGCGAAGAAGCAGAGCGACGAAGATCCGGTCGAACCGCCAACCGACCTGGAAGGCCAGCTTGAAGCCGCCTTTCAGACGGCGGACGAAGCGGCGGCCGCTGCCGCCGAACCAACGGAACCGGTCGCCGTCCCTGACGTCCAGGAGGCGGAGGCGCCGCCTACTGAAGCCGTCGCGGAGGTCGCTGGAACCGCCATCATCGAGGCCCCCGAAGGGGTGAAGATCGAAGGCGCCGTTCCCGACGTCGTCGAGCGGAAGACCGAAGACGCGCCGCCGATGCACGGCTTCACGGTCCAGTCGGCGCGGCCGATGGTGGTCCTCGACGCCGAGGAACACGGCCAGCTCACGAAGTGGGTCGAGCGGATCGAAAAGCTCTCCGTCAAAGTCGCGAAGGCCGAACGGAAGTACCTCGACCTGAAGACTGAGACGTCGACGGCGAAGGGGGCTTTCGAGGCGCTCGTGTCGGATCTGCGGGCTGCGATCGCCCACCGCAACGCGCTGCGAAGCGAACGGTTGCCGCTCATCGATCGCAGCCGCGAAGAGGCGGCCGAAGACGAGGAGACGAAGCCGCCTCCGGCGAACGTCGAAGTCGCGGAGGAATCGACCGCCGATGCTCCCGCGCCGGAGGCCTCCAGCGAGCCCCAGGATGCGACGGAAGCACCTCCCGCGACCGAAGAGGCGTCCGAACCCTCGGACGCTCCTGAGGCCGCGCCGGAGCCTGAAGCGGCCGAACGATGGAAGCTGACGACGATCGACGTCCTCGACCTGTCGGCGGCGACGAAGAAGAAGCTCAAGGCGGCCGATCTCGACACGATGGGTTCGCTGGCCGAATCGCTCGACAGCAACCACATCGACAACGTCGTCGACCTCCGGCCGAAGGTGGTCGAGATGATCCGCGGCTTGTTCAAGGCTTGGTACGCCGAACACGTCGCGCCGGCGGCCGAACCGGAGTCGCCGGACGAAGCGGCGTAGTGCGTTCCGTTCGCGGGTGGCGATGGACGCCGCCCCTTCCCTCTCATGCGTCGTTCAGGGCCCGGTGCGATGGAACTCCGCTACTACCAACAGGACGCGAAAGCGGCGATCTACGAAGCGCTCCGCACGCGGGACGACAACCCGTGCGCCGTGCTTCCGACGGCGGCGGGCAAGACGCCGATGCTCACGTCGATCTGCATCGACGCCACGTCGATGTGGAACGGCCGCGTGAACGTCATCTCGCATGTGCAGGAGCTGGTAAGCCAGGCGGCGCGGACGCTCGGCCAGTGGGCGCCGTCGCTCGACGTCGGAGTCTATTCCGCCGGTTTGAAGCGGCGCGACTGCAATCAACCTGTGATCGTCTCCGGCATCCAAAGCGTGTGGCGGAAGGCGCCGGACGTCGGCCCCTTCGACCTGGTGATCGTCGACGAAGCCCATCTCATCAACTTTGAAGACGACGGCATGTATCGTTCGTACCTTCACGACTTGAAGGTCATGAATCCGCTGACGCGGGTCGTCGGTTTGACGGCGACGCCCTACCGGCTGAAGGAAGGGCCGATCTGTTCTCCGGAAGGCGTCCTGAACCATATCTGCTACGAAGTCGGCGTCCTGGAACTGATCGAAAAAGACTACCTCTCGAAGCTCGTGTCGAAGGGGTGCAAGTCCCAACCCGACCTCTCCAACGTCAAGGTCCGCGGCGGAGAATTCTGCGCCGGCGAACTGGAGATGGAAACCGACCTGGTCGTCGAAGCGGCCTGCGTCGAACTTCTGACGCTCGCCCAGGACCGGCGTTCGATCCTGGTGTTCGCCGCCGGAATCATGCACGGCGAACACGTCTGTGAAATCCTCCAGGAGATCACCGGCGCCCCGGTCGGGTTCATCCACGGCAAGACCTCGACGGCGGAGCGCGACCGCCTGATCGACGCCTTCAAAAGCGGTTCTCTCCGCATCCTGGTCAACGTCAACGTCCTCACGACCGGCTTCGACGCACCGAACATCGACTGCGTGGCGCTCATGCGGGCGACGCTTTCGCCGGGGCTCTATTACCAGATGGTGGGGCGAGGATTCCGCAAGCAACCCTCGAAGCGGGACTGCCTGATCCTCGACTTCGGCGGCAACATCGTCCGCCACGGGCCGGTGGACCAAATCAAGATCAAGCCGCGGAAGCGGGGCGAAGCGCCGGCGGCCGCGCCGGTGAAGGCCTGTCCGCAGTGCCTGGACTTCATCCCCGCGGGGTGCGTCGTCTGTCCGGTTTGCAACTACGTCTTCCCACCCCCGGAGAAGCCTCCCCACGATTCGCAGGCGAGCAAACTCGGCGTGCTGTCGACCTCGGTCGCCACTGAATGGCGCGTCGTCCAGGACGCCCGTTACAGCCTCCACGAGAAGGGCGGAAAGACGCCTTCGATGAAGGTCGAATATCAAGTCGGCTTGGAGGAATACTACAGCGAATGGATCTGCTTCCAGCACGACGACGGGACGTTCGCCCGGAACAAGGCCGTCGGATGGTGGCGGAAGCGTTCTTCCCGTCCAGTTCCTGAGTCGGTGGCGGAGGCGCTGGAGTTGGTGGAAGACGGCGAGGTCATGACCTCTTCGGAGATTCAAATCAAGTACGACCCCGGCTCGAAGTTCCCGGAGATCGTGAACCACAAGCTCGGGCCGATGAACCCCGACGGCGCCGCCCCCAAGCGGCTGGCGGACCACTGGGAAGACGACGAAATCCCTTTTTGAAGAGCGAACGAAAGCCGCTCTGGCACGGCGCGGGATGCGCTGGACGCGATCGATGCAACCGAGGTGGAGTGTGGCGCAAATGAAATTGGTGGGCTTCAACGGGAAACTCTATGTCGGAGAAGTGGACTGGACGGAGAAGCTGAAAGCGGTCGTTGAAGGCGTTCACGCTTATTCGGACGACGAGGCGATCGCCGACCTCGTCGCCTGGACGAAGCTCGGCAAGATCGAGCGGAGCTACCGCGTCTTCCGCGACGTCGGCCAGGTGCGGGTCGAACTCGTCCAGGCGATGACCGGCGCGGTCCTCAACGTCCAGCACGGCGCGACGACGCTGGCGAAAGCCGCGCTGCGATCGCTCGCCGACTGGCGGATGAAGTACACGGAGACCGGGAGGGACGGCCTGCGAAACGTCGATGCGGTGATCGACTGCGATAAGGCCGGCGCGATCCTGCGGCCCTGGCGCGAGGGGCATGCAAGCTTCAAGGCCGAACGGTGCGGCGATCGGTTCGTCGTCCGCCTGCTCGGCTACAGGCTGGCCGAAGGCGCCGGAAGCTCGTGGTTCGAGGCCGCTTCGCAAGCCGTCCATCGGTGGAACAGCGACGTCTACAACCCGGCCGAGAAAGAGATGAGCGTTGAAGTCCGGTTCGACCTGCATGCCTGGAAGTCGAAATCGCCGCTGCGGAGCGTTCGCAGCAACATCGATCACGGCCCCGTCGCTGAACTCGGCTGCTATTGGGTGCATCTGTACGGGCCCGGAGACCGGATCGCCCCCGGAAGCGGGAAGGACGCCGATGCGGCCGCGAAAGCCGCTCTCGCGAAGTGGGTGGAACGCTACGGCGACGACGAGCCGACGACCGAATCGATCCTCTCGCAAGTCGTCGACGTCTGCCCGCTGGTGACGCTCGCCGACCGCATCTTGACCGCCTGGAAGTGGCGATCCAAGGGGCGGCGAGCCTTCGCCCGTAGGGCGGACGGCGGGCTGATTCGCGTGACGCTCCAACAGGGGGACGTCGAGGCCTACGCCTGCGACGTCGACCCCTTGACGGCCGCCTTGAAGGCGATCCAGGAATGGGAGTCGCGGTTCGGCGAGGACAAGGTCGACGACGCCCCGCCTCTCCTGAAATGCGGCGAGGCCGACCGGCTCTTGCGGGATTGGACCGATGCTTCGCTCACCTCCAAGCGAAACGCAACGTCCTATCACTTCGTGGGCCGCAAGGCCCGCGGAGACAGCACGGTCGTCCTGCAACAGGAGGGGCTTCCGCCGCTCCTGTTCACCGCGCCGACCTGCCTCGCCGCTGCGGAAGGCGCGGTCGCGAACTGGAGGGGGTGGTACGGCCCGGACTTCACGGCCGAAGAGCGCAGCCGCGAACGCCAGTTGCAAGCCTGGGTTCAGCAGCGCCCGAAGGCGGTCGCTCGAATCGAGGTCTCGCAGGAGCGGTCGGAGTGCGCCCTGGTGGTCGGCGGCGGCTTCTTCGTCGCGGTCGGGCGAGAGGCTGGGGCGAAGCCCGACGCCGCGTGGCATCGGGCGCTGAACGAGTACCGTCAACGGGCCGACAAGGCCGCCGTCGAGCGTCTGCGGCAGTGGTTCCAGCCCTATTTCGCTTCCCGCAGCTGGGACGCATACGACCATCCGTTCGGAAAGGTCCGAATCGTCCTCTCGGATACCGGAGTTCGAGAGGAGGCGATCAGTGTGGACAAGGTCTCCGCCGCCTATCTCGTCCTCGAAGCCTGGGCGGCGGATGACGAAGATCCGTGGGTCGCCCCCACCGACGCGAAGGCGGACGCCGCGCTCAAGAAGTGGATCGACGCGCATCCCGAGATTCGCAACGGCACGTTCGCCAAGAACGAGGCGGCCGGCGTGTGGAAGTGCTACTTGCATTCCGCGCCGGTCTCGCGGCATGATGGGTGTGCAAGACGAAGTTGGGCGCCTTCGCCGAAGCGACGATCATCTTCGAGGAACGAGTCGACAAGGAGCTGGCGAAGAGTCGCAGGATCGTCCTTGAGAA